GTTTGTTGATTTCCATTTGTCATCCCCATTATTTTTGCAAAAATTTGTGCATTCTCTGGATCATTAATTAATTGATCAGGATCAATATCTAAAGATTTTGCAATTTCTTTTAATATTGAATGCCACCTAACAAATGGGGCAATGTTAGGATTGTTGGCAGTTTGCATAAATGTCATTAATCTTTGTGATCTTACTTCTTTTTGCATTAAAGAAGATGTGCCTCTTGCTTTAATTTCTAGATCACCTTTTATATTTTCTATATCATTATTAAATTGCATGTTCCATGCGTATAAAGATTCTCCTAAAGGTCTTAATAAATAATCATCTATATTTTTTACTACTGTTTTAATACTTAATGCAGCTGCACCCATAAGCATAGACATACCAGCAGCTGTTCTAGTTGTTGACTGTACCCCTGTTGCTCCATGTGAATAGGATGGTATACCTGTAGACTCATCTGCTAACTGTCTAAACTTATCAAACATCATTAAGTTTTCGGTTGCAGTATTAGGAAACTTTAATCCATTAATTGCAGTTCCTGTTACACCAGACTGCCTTCTAAATATTTTACCAGGATATATACTCATATCTTGTCCTGGAACTAATTGTGTTTCATCTATATCAAACACTAAATTACCTGCTAATGCTAAGTTATCAATAGCCATTCTTGCATGACCATTCATTACCATTTGTGCATCTTCCATATTTTCTGGAATACCTACACCAAAAAATTGATATGGATTTATTTCATATGGGCATATATGAAATGGTATTCGTTCAGGAGTAAATGGATTTAAAACTAATCTTAAAACATGACCATTACATATCCACGCATTAATTTGAACTTCATCACCCTCTGCCATATCCTCACTAATTTCAAGACCTGCTTGTTCAGCCAAGGCTTTATCCATTGATCCCCAATATTCATATACTTCAAATCTTTTTTTATGTAGATCATCTACGTTTTCTCTATCAAGTAACGCAGTTTCAAAACCACGAACCTCATAATTTTCTCCCATACTTAAACATTTAAGAATTGCCTGCTCTCTAAAGAAAGGTCTATTTCTTAAATCTCTTAATTGTGATCTGTTAAATGAGTGCCTTTGTATAGCATAATCACAATCTTGTATGTTTGTAGCATCTGGATCAGGATAAAAATCCCAAATACTTACTGCTTCTAGTTTAGGAACAGTCTTACTTTGAGGTGTGTATTCTTGTGTTCCTTCTTCATTCTTTTCCCATCTATGTAAAGTTTTATCATGACTAAACGGGCCTTTTAATACTCCAGTACCAAGAAGAACCATTTCAAATAAAACATGCCGTAACATAGTTATTGCAGATGTTTCTTCTAGTTGATCATGTATTAACTTCTCTGCATTATCAGCAGCTTCTCTAGCTGGTTCTATTTGCGGAGTTTGTGGTGATTGTACTGATGGTCCTGCTGTAAACTCAATATCTTTATAGTCTTCTGCTATACCTCTTAATAGATCTGCAGTAGTTGTGCCTGGCTCTATAGATTTACCATCACCTTCAAAACCATAAATATCTTTTATTTCTACTTTAGGATTATCATCACCTATAGTTTCTTCTTCTCCTGTATTAGCATACTCTGCAATACCATCAGGTATTGGAGTAGACTCTACACCAATTGGAAATTTACCACTTGAAAACAATACTTCAATTAATTGTCCAAATGCAGCTAAAACTTTTGTTTTCGTTATCTTAACAAAAACTCTAGATTTTTCTTTTTCAGTAAATGACATATCTGAACCATAGATACCTCTATAATTACGATATGCTCGTAACCATCTGCTTTCATCAAATAGTCTAGAATCTTCTGATTTAATAAATCTAGCTTTGATTAATCCTTGTAAATTAGAATAATCATTATAGCTTTGATCTTTTTCTTCTTTTTCATCATCTAAACTTATGATAGTATCTTCTGGTTGCTCAATAGCCATTGTATTTCCTTATTGGATTATTAGTAGTCTCGTTCGTCTGCTTTTGAAAATACGCTATTATCTACCATATTAGTTTTTACTTTAGGTGCATCTTCATTTTTTCCACCTTCTTCAACTGTAGGCATGTTATTAGCAGGTCTATCAGGCTTAGTATTTACTTCGTCTAAATCACCTTGTTTGTATTTTTTCATGATACTCATGTTACTTCTCCTTGTTTTTAGTTTTGTTTACGGCTTCTTTTATAAATTGTATAAGCCATGGGTTGTCTCTTAGTACAACATGAAACGTATTAGCTAAATTATTAACTACTGTTTCTTCTTTTTCGTCATCTGAAAGAGGATTATCTTTTTGAGTTAACCCACTAACATAACAACAGGAATGAAAAATTTCATGAATTACTGTATTCAATAGATCATGAGTTTCTAATCCCAAATTTATTTGTATGACGTTCTCACGTTGAATGTACTGCCCATAACAATCTGTAAGATTATCCTTTGTAAAAGAAGGATTTTCTACTTTAATAGTTAAATCTTGAAATCCAACTCTTAATTTTTTATTATCTATATCCATTAATATCCAAATACTCTATCTGCTGGTTTAAATATTTTGTTCCTATCAAAATTATCAAAACCATTTCCTTGTGGGTTAATGGGGCGAGACATACAACCATAACGTAGTGCATCATATGCGTGATCTTCTGTGTGTGTATCAACATCCTCTGGATTATTTTTATCACACGGTAGTAGAGGTAGTGTTCGTATTAAGTTTATGCAGTTATCAAAAACAAAAAGAGATGGTTGTTTCTTATCTCCTTTATCTCTAACTGATAAACGTTTATGTAATTCTAGTTTACCATTTATACGACTTCGAGGTGATCTATCAGATGGTCGCCATCTGCATCCTGCAGTTATCATTGTTTCTGCTATACTTGGACCAACATCACCTCTTCGTGCCCAAGTACTGGAGTCTAATACTCCATAACGAATATATTCACCATGTTCCATCTCTAATACTTTTCTTGCAAATACATCTGCTACAACTTTTTTAGTATATAATTCTCTGTATATCCAAAGATTATTATCAAAGTCTATAGCAAACCATAGCACACAAGCAGGAGATGAATACCCCCAGTCACAAGATCTAAATCTGTGCCAATTTTTAGGAATGTCAAATGGTTNAACTACATGTACTGATCTGTTAAACTCAGGAAAGGCAGCATCTTCGTAAGCTCCCCAATCTCCTTCTAAAAATTGTTTTCTTTGCACTTCAGGCAAAGACGCTAGCATAATATAATAATCCTCAGTTTGCATTAAGTAAGGATTATCTTGTAACTTAGCTGGTATAAATCTTCTAGTTATAGATCTATTACCAACTGGTGTTTGAATATCTATAGAGAACCTTGTATTTGGTATTGCTGGATCTACAAACATTTCTTTTACCCATGTTGATCCAACGTTTCCCGGGTTACCAGTGGCTCTCATAAATACTGGTATCTCAGGATCTACTGATCTAAGAGATGATCTTANAAAATTATATATATCTGGATTGGGATATTGTGGTAACTCATCGACTCCAATCCATGTATAAGACTGACCTTGATATCTAAGTACGTCAGTAGTGTTTTCAGCATATCCAAATTCTATTTTTGCTCCTGATGGAAATCTCCATTCTTTTTCTTGCTCTCTCCATTTAGCACCAGGAAATGCTTTAGGATATAATTGCTGTGAGTGATTAATTAAATCTCTTAACTCTGGCATTGAACGTCTTAATAGTAGACATCTATGCTTTGCTTTATCACAGTAACGAAGTGGATCAATAAGCATTGCATATGATTTACCTCCGCCTCGTGCACCACCATAAAATACTTCTCGTTCTGATGCAGCTAAGAATTGTGTTTGAGGTCCTTCATTAGGTTCAAATATTACTTCTTGTTCTTTAACCGCTTCTTTTACATTCGGTGGTACAATATCTAGATCATTTTCAACAACTATATTTTGTTTATTCTCTAGAACATTATCAGCTTTTTTAATAGCTTCTTTTTTATTCTTTAATTTTTTTTGTGCATTGTGATAATCATCTTTTGCTTTTTGTACTTGTTTTGCTATATCACTAATGCTAGCTTTAGCTGATCGTTTTGCTTTAGCTATAGTTTTTTTCTTTTTAGGTTTAGGCGGTAGTATATCATTCACTTCTTGCCAACACCTTTCTTAAGCCTGGAGCAGAAATATATCTGCCTGTTTTTCTTTCCATCCATCCTGCAACTTCTCGATAGGAACAACTTTTAATATATTGTTTTGCTTGTTCTATAGCTTCAAGTTCTTGATGAATTGGCTCTA